CCATCAAGGAACTTAAAAGGCTCTACGGACAAGAAGCTAGTCTGACACGTAAGTCTCAAGAAACCGCTGCCAAGCGCAAAGAGGCAGAAGACATCATCCAGAAGACCTCGATGTCATATCAGAAGCTGATTGAGCGAGCAGAAGCAAGGTTTAAACCATATTCCGAAGTCGACATGCTAGTTGCAAGTCGTCAGATGGATGCGGATGATTTTGCTCAACTGCGCAAAGAAGCTCAGGACGCCGAGAGTGACCTCAAGTTCCTTCGAGAGGAAAGTGACGCTTTCTTCAAACAAGCACAGGCTGATTACAGTAAACAGCATCAGGCTGCTGCTCAAGAATGCGTCAGAGTTTTACAGGACAACCTACCGGATTGGGGCAATGATCTATACAACGACATTCGCTCATATGCAGTCTCTGTAGGGTTACCACAGGACCAAGTCGACCAGTACGTCGACCCCAACGTCATCATGATACTAAACAAAGCGAGACTTTACGACATGGGCAAAGCAGCCGCTGATCAGAAGAAGTCCAAAGCCGTTCGTATCAAGTCGGCGGGTAAGAAAGTCCTTCGGTCTAGAAAAGCACCGGCAACCGATGCCGACCTAAGAGTGCAACGCCAAAGGAAGGCATCACAGAAACTTAGGTCAAATCCATCGATCTCTGGTGACTTGGATGACATAGCAGACGCCTTGATGTCGCGCTGGGAGCAATAACCCACCCCAAGACATCAGGAGGCCATTACTATGGCTACTTATACCACCTACGATCAGGTAGGTAAAAAAGAAGACGTCAGTGACATAATCACCGACATCACGCCCACCGATACCCCATTCTTTAGTATGATCCGCAACGAGAAAGTGTCTGCACGGACATTCTCTTGGCTTGAGGACTCACTTGCTGCCGCTGCAAACAATGCGGCAGTCGAAGGGGCAGACGCATCAATGGCGACACTCACAGACGCTGTTGAACGCACCAACAACACCCAAATCCTCACCAAAGCGTTTCAGGTTTCTGCAACAGCAGACGCCATTGCAACCTACGGTCGGGCCAAGGAAACTGCGTATCAACTCGGAAAGGCTCTTAAAGAGATTAAAAGAGACCTAGAAAGAGCATACGTTGGTGTGGACAATGCGGCTGTGACTGGGACAAGCTCTGTCGCCCGTGAGATGGCTTCTGCAACTCAGCAGATCACCAACTCAACGGACGCCGGTGCTAACGCCACTGACGCACTGACAGAAGCCAAGCTTCTGACTGCTGGTCAGTCTGCGTATAACGCAGGGTCAGATCCAACAGTCTTCATGATCAAACCGGCAGACAGCCAGATTGTTGCGAACTTCGCAGCAGCCTCTGGTCGGAACCGTGAGTTTGCGTCAACGAAGTCTCTCGTTAACGTGATCGATCTGTACGTTGAAGCGGTTAGCGTACATTAAACCTAGTGAACTCAGGGGAAGCCTAAGTCATCAGATATGGTAATCCTGAGCCAAGCCCTAAAGTTTAGGGAAGGTGCAACGACTATTCCGTAAGGAAGTACACTCAAGTGAGTGGAAGCGCTAGGCACTGCAAAAAGCGGTGATGATATAGTCTCATCTCATGTGAAAACATGAGCAGCCGAAAGGCGGTCTAGTATTAACGACACTAGGCGAAGATGCCATGTAGCCCATATGGCGAATACAAGGTCGTATTGAACCGTCACCAGTTGACGACACACGCCTTCTTGATCGACCCAACGATGTGGCGTTCTTGTACGCTCCGTCCATTCTCCCGCACACTTCTTGCGAAGAACGGCGACAGCGACAAGCACTTCATCGTCGGCGAGATGTCACTGAAGCACATGAACTTCGGTGCAGATCACATGATCACAGGTCTCTCATAAGACCTGCTGACTAAGATTGAGGGTCGCCCCCACTTAAAGCACATTTCCCGCTCTCCTTTGTGTGCTTTCGAGGGGCGGCTCTCTTTACTTCTAAAAGGAGACATCATGTCAATTGATGATAAATCTGAAGACCCTATCGTAAGTGGCGATAGGGCCGATATCGAACGCTCGCTGCTTGGGGTCAACACCCAGTACCTGCAGCAAGGCGATGATGTCGTAAGGAAACACACCCAGCATATCACACAAGCTTTCCTCGATGATCTGAAGGACAGCCGCAACGCATCTGATGATGTGCGCGAGAGTGAGATGATGCGTGTCGCCAGCATCCCTGTGGCGGTCCATGAGCAATGGCTGCGCGAGGGTTTTGACCTCTATCAGGCGACAGGAGCAGAGATCGTAAAGAGGCTGAGAGATCAGAACCTCGATTACTTCATGGCAACGAACAAAAGGATTGGCTGAGATGGCATACGGATCTAAAAAGAGCGGCGGTGGCTTCAAGCCGTGCAAAACGTGTAAGACCCCCGGCACATGTCGTTTGGCTGGGAAGTGCTTGAAGAAAGAGAGCATGTGACATGTCTAAAGGTCTTTACGCCAACATCCATGCAAAACGTAAGCGTGGCGAGCCTATGCGAAAGAAGGGTGCCAAGGATGCTCCCACGGATGCTGCTTTTCGTGCAGCAGCAAAGACAGCAAAGAAAAAGCCTGCCAAGAAAAGGTATTAAGACATGAACAAAGGTGCCATCAGGAGCCACTTCAAGGCGCTCCTAAACCGCTCTGACTGTAGTGACGCTCTCGCTGACACCTTCATGGACCAGAGTATCGCACGTATCCAGAGAACACTTCGGATACCCTCGATGGAGAAGCAGGCCAGCTATACAATATCTGCATCCACGACTTTCATAACTTTGCCTGACGACTTCCTTGAGATCATTGATCTGTATTACGACAAGACAAGTCTCAGCCGTGTGCCTATGAACGAGATCCTGACGTTTAAAGACGGGGGAGAACAGGGGACACCTAAGTTCTTTTGTCGTGAAGATGAGACGCTTCTTATCTATCCGCACCCCTCCTCTGGTTCAGTCAAACTTAATTACTATGGTCAGTTCGCAAACATGACGGCTGACAGCGACGAAAACGCACTGGCACTGACATCAAGTGATCTCATTATCTACGGGATGCTGACCTATGCATCTGATTATTACTTAGATGAGCGTGGGCCTCTCTTTGAGCAGAAATACCAGATGTTCATCGCAGAGACACAAGAGCAGGCAAACGATGCAGAGACCGCTGGGACCGTCCAAGCTATGCGCCCAACGACAGCCTATGAGGACTAAACATAATGGCTAAGACGAGCTTTTTCTCAGGCACTGGCACAAACGTGACTGAAGTCGATGCTATTGATTCCATCAAGACTGAGGCACAAACTGCAGCAACCAACGCAGCCGCCAGTGCCTCTAGCGCAGCTTCGTCGGCGTCCGAAGCATTGAGCCACAAGAATGCTATTACAAGTCTCACAGTCGCCACAGGGGCGGCAGGGTCTTCTGTCATTTACGACAGTTCAACAGGTCTTCTGACAGTGCCTCGCGGCGACACTGGTGCAACTGGTGCGACCGGCGCTACAGGTGACACAGGACCTCAGGGTCCCACGGGTGCTACAGGACCACAAGGCGCCACAGGAGCTACAGGCCCTCAAGGCGATACTGGAGCCACAGGTCCTCAAGGCGATACTGGAGCCACAGGTCCTCAAGGCGCTACCGGTGCTACAGGACCTCAGGGAGCCACTGGTGCTACGGGTGCTGGCTTTACTGGGGGCAGCTACAACACCTCAACTGGTATTGTAACTTTTACATCTAATGATGGACTAGGGTTCTCAACAAGCGACCTCAGAGGGGCTACAGGAGCCACTGGCGCGACCGGTGCAACAGGTCCTCAGGGTCCCCAAGGTGATACTGGAGCTACGGGTCCCCAAGGTGCGACCGGTGCTACAGGACCTCAGGGGGCTACGGGAGCTACGGGGGCGACAGGTCCTCAAGGTGATGCATTTACTTACAGTGATTTTACTGCAGCACAGTTGGCTGCGCTGACAGGACCTACAGGTGCTACGGGGGCCACTGGAGCTACTGGTGACGGCTTTACTGGGGGCAGCTATAACACCTCAACTGGTATTGTAACTTTTACATCTAATGATGGACTAGGGTTCTCAACAAGCGACCTTCGTGGGGCCACAGGTGCGACAGGTGCCACAGGTGCTACCGGAGCTACCGGTCCTCAAGGAGCTACCGGTCCTCAAGGAGCTACAGGTGCTCAAGGAGCTACAGGCGCTACCGGCGCTGGCTTCACTGGTGGCAGCTATAATACATCCACAGGTATTGTAACTTTCACATCTGATGATGGTCTTGGTTTTACTACAAGCGACCTTCGTGGAGCTACAGGTGCTACGGGTGCTACAGGGGCTACTGGAGCTACAGGTCCTCAAGGTGCCACAGGTGCTACCGGAGATGGGTTTACTGGTGGTAGTTATAACACCTCAACAGGTGTCGTCACTTTCACATCTGATGATGGTCTTGGTTTTACTACAAGCGACCTTAGAGGAGCTACAGGTGCGACAGGTGCCACAGGTGCTACAGGCCCCCAAGGTGCAACAGGTGCGACAGGTGCCACAGGTGCTACCGGAGATGGGTTTACTGGTGGTAGTTATAACGCCTCAACCGGTGTCGTTACTTTCACATCTAATGATGGACTAGGGTTTAGTACAGGTGACATTAGAGGTGCTACAGGCGCTACAGGTGCTACAGGACCTCAGGGTGACACAGGTGCGACAGGGGCTACTGGCCCCCAAGGTGCAACAGGCGCTACAGGTGCAACTGGCGATGGTTTTACCGGCGGGAGCTATAACACCTCAACCGGTGTTGTTACTTTTACATCTAATGATGGACTAGGGTTTAGTACAGGTGACCTTAGAGGGGCTACAGGGGCCACCGGTGCAACTGGAGCTACAGGGCCTCAGGGTGCTACAGGTGCGACAGGGCCACAAGGAGACACAGGGGCTACTGGCGCTGCTGGTACTGCAGCCACGATATCTGTTGGTACAACCTCAGTCAGTGGCCTGTCTGCTGGTTCATCCCCAACGGTGTCAATCAGCAACTCTGGTACATCATCATCAGCCACTTTTGATTTTACTTTTGGTGTCCCTGCCGGTGCTACGGGTGCTACGGGTGCTACTGGTGCAACCGGGGCTACAGGACCTCAGGGTCCTGCAGGGGCTGATGGGGCCGATGGGTCTGATGCGACTGTAAATGCAACAAACGTGGCGGCGGCTGGCGCTGCTATGACTGCAAATAACCTGTCTGATCTGGCTAGTGCAGCCACCTCAAGAACCAACCTTGGTCTGGGTACAGCAGCGACCGCTGCAACGACTGACTTCGAACCTGCTGGCACAAGTGTGGCACTGGCAATTGCGTTAGGATAAAAACAAATGGCAAACATATTCAAAGTTGTAACCAAGGCAGGGGTGACAACGCTTGACGACATCTACACTGTAGCTGCCTCTACAACCACAGTTGTTATTGGTCTTGTCTTAGGGAACACCACAGGCAGTCAGGTAACAGCTACCGTCACACTGTCATCTGACACCGCTGGTCGTGCAGGTAACAACGACGAAGCTAACCAAGACGTAGAGATTGTTACCTCAATACCTATTCCAGCCAACTCTTCTCTGTCTGTCCTAGACGGTAAGATCGTCATGGAAGCAACGGACATCCTTAAAGTCTCAGCTTCTGGTGCAACTGATGTTATCCTGAGTATCTTGGAGCAAACCTAATGGCTGGCTACATTGGTCGAAATAACGGCGGCAAATTCAAAGGTGAACGTGGTGTTACGGGGGATTCAACAGGTGCTGGTGACATCTTCAGAGTGCATGAGCAACAACTAGATACCAATGTCACCATAGACGCCACAGAGAATGCTTTATGTGCTGGTCCTTTGACTGTGGCCTCTGGCGTTACACTCACCGTCACATCAGGGGGGAACTTGAGCATTGTCTGAGATACGAGCAACAACAATAAGTGATGCGGCTGGTACTGGCCCTATTACTTTGACTAAGCAGAGTGCAGCTAAGGCTTGGTGTGATTTAACGCATACAACTAACACAATAAATGACAGCTTTAATGTCAGTAGTATGATAGACGTAACTGGCGGCGTACCAAGAATAAATTACTCTTCGTCTATGGCCTCTTCATATTATTCTGCAAGTGCTTTGAGCATTGCAAGTGGTGTTTCATATACGGTTTCTATTCTAAACAGTCACACTTCAACTTATTCAGATTATGTAAGCCTTTACACTACAATTATGGGTAGTGCTGTGGATGCAACTTCTCATTTAATGACAGTAAATGGAGACCTAGCATGAGCACACTAACGGTCACAAACATCAAAGCTACAGGTGAGACAGCTAGTCGTGCGGTGTCAGGGGTTGCTGCGGCTTGGGCTTTTGCTGATGGGACAGGCGCAGCATCAATTAGCGATAGCCAAGGCATCTCTGGGTTGGTCGATAATGGAACAGGTGATTACACTTTTTCATTTTCTAATAGTATGAGCAATGCAACATATGGCGGCGGTTCGGCGGCTGCTTCCTCTGAAGCAAATGGTCAAAACTTTCAGTTACACATATTCGCTACTGGCTCCATTAGAACAAGGGCTGAAAATGCAAGCGGAACTTTAACAGACTGTTCTAGGCTTGTTTTTAATATCCACGGAGACCTAGCATGAGTACGTTATCTGTCAGCAACATCACCGATGGCACAACAACAGTCGGCACTGAGTATGTGGTCAATGGGTCTGCGAAGGCTTGGGCATCTTACAATGGAACAGGGACAGTTTCCACGAGGCAAAGTTTTAACGTCACATCAATGATAGATGTGTCGACAGGAACTTTCACTTTTCAGCTTACGTCAGGACTTTCTGGCTCTGGAGTTGTTGGAAGTGCGTGGAACTCAGTGGGTGAATATAGTTCTAGTGCTGAGTATCCAGTGCAAACTGGTGGTTACGCTACTGCAAGCTATTTTAAAGCAATGTGTGGAAGTGACAGCACAGCAAGAGCAGATTGGTACACAGGTTCAGCGGGATGTATGGGAGACTTAGCATGACCCACGGACACCTATGGGAACGCCTACTAGAAGCTAAGTCACGCTTGAAGCCTGTGCAGTCTAAGTATCGTGTGCTGTTCGAAGACCCGAATGCACCTGACGAACCTGCCAAGGTGCTTGTCCCTGATCCAAACTGGATGGCTGCGGCACTTGCTGGCAACGTATTACCGTCCATCGACACCTATCAGCGTGATCGTTTGGTGCCTGATGGAGAGCCAAAGGAACACCCCTACGCAGAACCTATCGGTGCTATGACAGAAGAGGAAGCGATTGAGTATCTGGTCATGAAAGACATCGACCCTGCCGTGTGGCGGGACTACCAAGGCAACCGCACGATCATGAAGATTGTGCCTGTTGAAATGATCCCAAGTGATCGGTCATTTAGAAACGCATGGAGAATTATGCAATGACAACTTACATCAATATCAACGGGGATGTTCGTGATGCAGCATCTCTTACCGTTCCAACCGACCGTACCTTCAGAGGCGCTTGGCAATTCAATGGTGATGCTGTCGAAGTAGACATGACTGCGGCTGTGGCAATCCACAAGGACAACCTACGTGCAGAACGTGCGCCACGTCTGGCTGATCTGGACGTTGCCTACATGAAAGCCTTGGAAGCTGGCTCTGGTGCGGCTGACATTGCAACCCAAAAGCAAACACTGCGTGACATCACAGATGATGCACGTATTGCTGCGGCAACCACACCTGATGAACTCAAGGCATTGGACTTGGCTACCCTGTTGGGAGAATAAGATATGTCGAAGGCACGGATACTGCGTCAGGTTGAGGCGGGAACGCTTGTGATACAAGAGGCTGAGTGATGCAGCTTACCGACGATGAGCTAGAGCGTCTTCTAGACGCAGCCGCACACAGGGGCGCATGTCAAGCTCTCAGTCAACTAGGGCTGACCCCAGAGGCTAAAGAAGATCTAAAGGAGATGCGTGATCTTGTGTCGGCGTGGCGAGTCACACGGCGGGAGATCGGACGTACAGCCATCCGCATTTTAACAACAGCCGTCATTATGTTTATGGCAGCGGCTATCTGGATGAACTTCAAGACCAAACTCTAATAACGACAATTATAATAACAACATGGGGTTCAACCTATGATCGAGGTCCTAGCGCTTGCAGGGGCTGTCACTCAGGTGGCAGGCGGCATTTCATCTGCAATCAAAGCAGGCCGTGACATAAGTGACCTCATGCCTCACATGGCACGTCTGGGGAAACTCGACAGTGAAATCCAAGCTGCTGAGGCTGGGCGACACAAAGGCCCCCTAGGACGTTTGTCGTCTCCAGAACAAGAAGGTCTTGCCATAGCACAGGCTAAGATGGCCCACACGAAAGCCATGGACGACCTTCGAGAAACCTTCCAACTCTATGGACCCCCCGGAAGTTGGGCTATGGTGCAAAAAGAGATGTCTGCAGCGCGCCTGAGACATAAAGAAGCTCTAGAAGAACAGGCGAGACAACGCGATGCCCTCTTCTGGGGGCTTTCGGTAACCGCCGGTGTCTTTGTGTTTATCGCCGGTCTTGTCTTTATGGTCCTAGGTTTAGAGAAGGTGGTGAACGGATGACCATCGAAGAACGTGAAGCATTCAACATGCATGAATATCAGGTCAACCGAAGACGCATGTGTTGGCTTGCGCTGACCATGATGCTGATAACGACAGCCGCCACAGTCTACGACCCGCTGCGCATGGAAGCTGCAGAGAGCATCCTGATGACGCAATATCTGGCCCTCAGTGGCCTTGTCGCTGCCTACTTTGGCTTTGGTAACAAGAAGTAGACCAGTCGTCACAAACCTTAAGTAAAATCAATGGTGTAGGAGAGATCCAATGAAGTTTCTAGCGTCCCTGCTGGAGCCAGCCACCGAGCTTGCCGGTAAGTTTATCCAAGACAAGGATCAGGCCGCAAAGCTGGCACATGAGTTGGCAACGATGGCTGATAAACATGCCAACGAAGTAGCCCTAGCCAACATCGAGCTTAACAAGATTGAGGCTGGCGGTAACTGGCTGCAGCGCTCATGGCGCCCAATGATTGGCATGACGTGTGCTCTGGCCTTCGCTTGGCACTTTGTGTTGCAGCCGGTGGTCGTCTTTGGTGTCGCCTTAGCTGGCCTGACGCTGCCCCAGCTTCCTGAGTTCGACATGGGATCTCTTCTGACTGTCTTAGGCGGTCTGTTGGGTCTTGGGTCACTTCGGACATTCGAGAAAGTAAAGAAGGTATCATCCTAATGAGAAACTTAGATGAAATCATCGTGCACTGCACGGCGACACGTCCTGAGTGGATGGAAGCCAACGCAACGAGTGCGAAGGTGGCAGAGTTAAAGAGGTGGCATTGCGACCCTAAGCCTAAGGGCCGTGGCTGGTCAGATATAGGTTATCACTTTGTTGTCGACCGAAATGGAGCCGTGGCTGAAGGACGACCTCTGGCTCGCAGTGGTGCTCACTGCAGAGGACGTAACGCAAACTCTATCGGAGTGACCCTTGTGGGTGGCTTCGGATCTGATGCAGACGATCAGTTCGACGAGCACTTCACGCAGGACCAAGCTGATGCTCTTGTGGCGCTGCTCAATAGGCTGTCGACAGAGCATAAGATCAGCAAGATCACAGGTCATCACGACTATGCAAACAAGGCTTGCCCCGGCTTTCGGATGGCTCAATTCAAGCGTGATTACATGAGTTAACTGTCCCCCATCGAAGGATAGACTGAAGCACAGGTCGACTAATTGTCGATCTGTGTTTTTTCTTCTTGAAATACACATCCGTTTATCCCATATTAGTCATGAGGGCGGCAACGTCTGACATTAGAGGAAGCAGCGGATTGCAAATCCGTGTACACCGGTTCGATTCCGGTACTCGCCTCCACAAACTAATGTCAACGGATGTCGGTCCCTCGTAACTTAGAGGAGACTTAGACGATGACTTACTGTTCCAACTGTATCACCGAAGAGCAATACCGTGATGGCCCCTATGGCGGCTCAGTTACAGTGTACACACCTTGTGTCCCATGCGCTCTCGAAATGAGTAAACCCCGCAAACTGTCACTCAACAATGACCCTCGTCGGTACGACGAATGGGAAGCTTTGTATTTGGCTGAACATGGGTTGGTCTGACGACCTACAGACATTCTTGAGGCAGATGTTTCCACCGAAGCTGCCTCAGGAAAAACCACCGGTAACCTCATACAACAAACCTTGGTTGCCAGCATACGAGGGTGAAGACCCACCCTTCTAAACTCAGAGAAAGACTTAGAGATGAACTTAGCAGACTTTATCAGACTTCACGCCCACCGGATTTGGAGCGACAGAACACTGAGGGACAACCTTAACAAGCTGGAGCGCGTATGTCGCTTCGAGGGCTACGGAGAGCGCCCCTTAGCGTCCATAGGCGCATCAGAGGTCTACCAGTACCTCGACAGCTTACACGCCTCAGGCCTCAGCCCCGCGACAGTCAACCGCTACACCGCCTGCATCACCGCTGTCTTCAAGTTGGCTTGCGAAATGCGCCTAGTAGATCACCCGATCAAAATAAGCTGGCAAGATGAGGGCAAGGGCCGTCCACGCTATATGACCAAAGAGGAACTTGAGAAGCTCCAAGGTTGGTTCAGCCGTGACGTCTACCGCCCGTGGATGCAGCACTTTGTGACGCTCGCAGTGAACACAGGAATGCGTATGGGAGAGATCCGCAAGGTGACCCCAGCGATGATCAAAAGGCATCCTCAGCAGGCCGCTGAGAGCCAGCAGGAGTGGGTACATTTAGAGGAAACCAAGAACGGAGATGAGCGCTGGGTGCCTTTGAACGACAAAGCCCGTGCGGCACTGAAGGCCCTTAATGATGAACCGGGGCGTCACTACAAGCACCGGAGCTTTTACAACGGATGGGAAGAGGCTCGTCGTTATGTCGCCCCCGGAGATGAAGCGTTTGTTTTTCATGCACTTCGTCATACTTGTGCCACTAATTTAGCCAACGACCTCAATATTAATACCATACTGATTGGTAAGATCTTGGGACACCGCTCCGAAGCTACTACCAAAAAGTATGTGCATGAGAAGCCCCAAGCATTAGCCGACATAGCCCAAGCCCTCATGAGTTAACCTTATGACACCGTTGTGTCGACGACAGTAGAGGAGTAGAACAAAACCAGAACACATAGTCATTTAACGACTACTTTTGGTAAAATACCGGTGTAAAAAAAGCTTATATTTCAACAGCTTATAACTGTTACACCTTTAGATATACTTGGAGTTTAACAAATGAACCTTGCCCCAAGCGCACAACAGATGCGGA